CTAGATTAAAATCTATATACTATTCTTTTAAGCGATGGCTAATGGAGATATCCGGGCAATTTAAGGCCCATGACGCCTTTGTCAACATGTGCTTCGGACACATGGCTGACATTGAGGACTTCGAGGCAGAACTCGCTGAGGAGTTTGCCGAGAGGGAGGATGAGGTGGAAGAGGCACGGAGCCTCTTGAAACTGCTGGTCGCCCAAAAATCTAAAACTGGGGTGACCGAGGCTTGGACCGACTTTTTTACAAAGTCGAGAGGTGGTGTCTACGCACCACTTTCCTGCGAGCCTACCAGGCAGGAGCTAGAAGTCAAGAGTGAGAAGCTCGAGCGACTTCTAGAAGAGCAGCACCAATTCGAGGTGCGAGCGGCCAAGAAATACATCAAGGAAAAGGGCCGCGGCTTCATCAACTGCTGGAACGATTTGCGAAGTCGTCTCAGGTTGGTGAAGGACGTCAAGGACGAGGCGAAGGATAACGCCAGAGCTGCTGCCAAGATTGGAGCAGAAATGTTCGCCCCCGTTGACGTGCAGGACCTCTATAGCTTCACAGAGGTCAAGAAGGTGGAGACCGGCCTCATGAAGGAGGTCGTGAAAGAGAGAAACGGCGAAGAAGAGAAACACCTCGAACCCATCATGGAAGAGGTGAGGTCCATCAAGGACACCGCCGAAGCCAGGGACGCCGCCTCCACCTGGATAACAGAGACAGTTAAGCTGAAGAACTCAACGCTTAACGCAGATGAACTGTCTCTTGCCACCATCGCCCGCTACGTTGAAAATGTAGGGGATAAGTTCAAACTCGACATTGCTAGCAAAACATATCTAAAGCAAGTCGCATCGATGTCTGTACCAATTCCAACCAACAAAGACATCAAACTGAAGATGGTGCTGCAGAGTCCTGAAGCACGTGCCAGGCGGGAACGCATGGACGTGCTTGACTCCGTGGGTTTTTAGAGGGGCTCTGTACCGCCTCTGGTTTTGAGAGCCCATTCCTTATTCTCGGGCTGCCAGAGATCGCGGTCACAGACGGAGCCCGGCTCCGTAAGGTTAGTAGTAATATTAGATACCTTAGCCAAACCCATTTAGGTCTTGTATATAAGGCACCAAATGCCTCCCTGCACAACGCGCTTGTGGCAGTGGAGAGAAGAGTTTTTACAGTAGGAAAGGGGGACAAAGCAATCTACCCCCCCCGCCCTGAGCATGACATTTTCACTGATACGATGGATTACTTTCAAAAATCCATTATAGAAGAGGTGGGATACTGTAAAACATATCCAGCGCAACTCCTGGCTAATAGCTATAGCGCAGGAAAGAGGGCCATGTATCACAAAGCCATTGCATCCTTGAAAACTGTACCTTATCATCAGAAGGATGCCAATGTGCAAGCTTTCCTGAAGAAGGAAAAACATTGGATGACCAAGGACATCGCCCCCCGATTGATTTGCCCCCGCAGTAAGCGGTATAATATCATCCTAGGAACTCGTTTAAAATTCAACGAGAAGAAGATCATGCACGCCATCGATAGTGTGTTTGGATCCCCCACTGTGCTTTCTGGTTATGACAACTTTAAACAAGGAAGAATCATAGCCAAAAAGTGGCAAAAGTTTGCATGCCCCGTCGCCATCGGCGTGGATGCTAGCCGCTTTGACCAACACGTGTCAGAACAGGCGCTTAAGTGGGAACACGGGATATACAATGGAATCTTCGGAGACAGCGAACTGGCTCTTGCACTTGAACATCAAATCACCAACAACATCAAGATGTTTGTTGAAGACAAAATGCTTAGGTTCAAGGTAAGAGGCCACAGAATGTCCGGTGACATTAATACCAGCATGGGAAATAAACTCATAATGTGCGGCATGATGCACGCATATTTCAAGAAGCTGGGTGTTGAAGCTGAACTATGCAACAACGGAGACGACTGTGTCATCATCACTGATAGAGCCAATGAGAAGCTCTTTGATGGCATGTACGACCATTTCCTCCAGTATGGCTTCAACATGGTGACCGAAAAACCAGTTTACGAACTGGAACAATTGGAGTTTTGCCAGTCAAAACCGGTCTCTATTAATGGAAAGTATAGAATGGTCAGAAGGCCTGATAGCATAGGCAAAGATAGCACAACACTACTGAGCATGCTCAATCAATCCGACGTCAAGAGCTA